TTGTTCGTGCCCGCCGCGTCCACCACCGTCTTGTGCCCGTAGCGCAGGTCGATGTCGTAATAGTCGCCGCCGGCGATGGTCACGCCGTCAAACGACAGCACCTCGCCCGTCGTCTGATTCGTGATGGTCACGTCCTCAATTGGGCCGGTAATGCGGATCAGATGCGGGTAGCTGAGCCAGTCGCCGTCGTTCGTTACCACGGTCGCGGCGTCGATGACAGACGCGCCCACCACCATCGGCACCTCCAGCGGCACCTCCAGCGCGTCGCCGCCGCCGCCCAGCCCAAACGTCACCGCCTTGCCGGCCGGGTCGTAGAACGTCGGGTCCGGCGCCCTGAGCGTTACGGCCACCTTCTGCGCCCACACGCCGCGCTCCGTGCTGCTCATGGTCATACCGCTCACCAAATGCACGTCAATCTGCCGCGTCCGGCCGGGCAGCGTCCAGCGCAGCGCCAGCGTTTCCGCCGGCGCGAACAGGCCCAGCAGCGTGGCCCGCGCCGTGTACATCTCGTCTTCGGTATCTGCCAGGATGATGAGCGCCAGTTGCCCGATGCGCGGGTCGAGCCGGAACCCCCTATCGGTATCGCCGTGCTGCAGCGGCCCGCGCTCGGTCAGCCGGTGCAGCGGCGCGATACCCCAGCCGTCATCGCCGATCCACTTACAGTAAGTGCCATCGTCCAGACTATAAACCGTGCCCCCGCGTATCAGGTCTAGTGTCATGCGCGTAATAGCTCCATCGCGCGAATGTCTACCGTCAGGTCCGCTTCATTCGTCGGCGCGGCGTAGGTCGGGTAAACGTAGTAGTTGTATGTATCACCCTCGCCGCCCGCCGCCTGGCCCTGCGGCACGACATTGAACATCTCCCCGCCGTGCAGCGTCACCGGAAACGGCTGCCCCACCGCGCCGGGCACCGTGCGCCAGCCGTCTGTGCCCGACGCAAACGCCGGTTGCGCCCCCACCGGCACTCCCGGCAGGCCCGCCGGCACGCCGCCCGACTGCACAATATTAAATGTCGCCGTCCAGTTGCCGCTTGCCGCCTCCAGCGCCTGGCGCAGTCGCTCCGCTTCCTCAATCGCCGCCGCCACGTCGCTCGTGTCTACCTCCGGCATGACGGCCTGCTCCAGCTCGGCGCGGAAGTCCTGGAATTGCAGCAGCGCCTCGCCGACCGTAATGTTGCCCTCGGCAATCGCCGCGCCTAGCTCCTGCGCCTTCTGCGTCATCGCCGCTGTTTCCAGCGCCGCGCGTATTTGTTCATCAGAATACTCACCCGTCGCGGCCGCCAGTAGCGCCAGCGTCTCGGCGTTGGCTCCGCCCTGCGCCGCCGCCGCCAGCATGGTATTGGTGAAGTTCACCGTTTCGCCATCGGCCATGTTGAGCGCCGTCATGAACTCGCCGGCATATTCGACGCGGAGCGCGCGGGCGGCTTCCTCGGCGCGCCGCGTTTCCTCTTGCACCCGGATCAGGCCGGACGCCAGAATGTGCGATTGCCGCGCGCCCTCGGCGGCTGCCTCGGCGTAGCGGTTGCCGATAACGTCTGAGCCGCCTTCCATCGCGCGGGTGAACTTGTCCTGTGCTACGGTTGCCGCGCCCGCCTCTTTCGCCTGCTCTTTCGCCGCGTCAATGTATTGCTTGGCTATCGTGTCGCCGTAGTACCCGGTAGCCCAGTTGTGCCGCTCCTGCGCCTTCGCTGCGGCGGCTACGGCCTGCTCGAATTCGCGCTCCGCCGCGATAACGCCGGGAAGCTGCGAGAGATAGTTATTGGCGAAGTCAGCGCCCTCGGCAAACAAGGCCATACGCGCCTGCCATGCCTGCCCCAATGAGATCGCGCCCTGCTCCTGTAACGCGGCTATCTTTTCCAGCGTGGCAAACGCGGTCATGATTTCGTCTAGCGCCGCCAGCCCCATGCCCGGCCCCATCGTGTCCGCATTGCCGAATATGCCCTGCCCTAGCAGGTTTGCCAACTTTGTTAGATGCTCCGTCGCGGTCGCGGCATTGCCGGCAACGCCCGCCAGCCCCTCCGCCGCGCCCTGCGCCACACCGCGCGCGAAGGCGTCCTGCGTGTTCTCCCACACGACCTGCAGCGTTCGGATATTCTCTGCTGTCGTCTTGGCGCCCGTGCCAATACCCAGCAGCTCTCGCTTTAGCTCGCCGGCCTCAATCACGGCCTGGTCGAAGGCGTCGCCCATCGCCATGCCACCATCAGCCAGCTCTTGCGCCCGTTCCTTGACATCCGTTACCGATAATCCCAATGCGTCGAGGCGCATGACGCTATCGTTGGCAAACGTCATAATGACCTGCTGCATGTCCCAGCCGAGGTCGGCCACCAGCGTCGCCAAACGCACTACGCCGTCTTCGGTATCCTGTAGACCGAGGGAGATAATCTGTGATGCGCCCGCGATCAGATCGGCGTCCGATACCAGCCCGCGCGTAGCGACGCGCAGCTTGCTCAGCATCGCATCGGCCGTTGTGCCTACGGATTCGGCCAACCGGTCGAAGCGCGCCGATTGCTGCTCCAGGGCAGCGCCTTCCAGCAGCGCCTCGTAAGTTTCCTGTGCGATCTTCTTGATGGTAGCGAACGTGGCGACAGAGGTGACTACGCCAGTCGCCCATTTCTGAAACTCAGTTTGCGACTGCTTGGCTTTCTTACCGGCTTTATCAGCCGCATCGCCAACGCCGGCAATTTCCAGGCTGGCTTTTGCCGTCGCCTGACCGCCGGCCCATTCCGCGTCCAGGATGGCCCGCAACCGCTCAGCCGCCATCGCGCATCTCCCGTCGCATCTGCATCACCCAGGTTACGGTCTCCCACTCGTTCGGATGCTGTCGCGCCCACGGCACGGTCGCCGTCTGCTTGCCGGCGTCCAGGTAGCTTTTCCAGCACCGATAGACGTAGTTGAGCATCTTCATCCTCTGCGCCAGCTCCGCCGGCTGATCCAGGTATTCCGCCCGGTCCACCGCGCCGTGCTGCAGCGCCGCCTGTACCAGTGGCGGCGGCTCTGGTTCCTTGCCCTCAGCATGCGCCGCCGCCGCCAATATCAGTTTGGGTCAAGCGTCGTGAAGCTGTCGTACAGCTCGCTCACAGCATGGCCCGCCCGGTACGCTTCATTCGGCGCCATCTCGTCCACGTCCACGCCGCCGAACAGGTATTCCGTGCGCGTTACCTTGCCCTCGGTCACCTGCCGCGTCGCCGTCTCCGGCTCCAGGAACCAGCCGGCGGCGATAGCGGCTTTCAGGTAGGCCGCCATCCGCGAGCTCATGCCCCGCAGGACCAGATATTCGCCCGCCAGCTTGGCCAGCTCCAGGTCCAGCTTTGTCACGTCACGCTGCTTCAGGTCGCCCCGTAGCGAGAATGCCGGTTTGTCTTTAGGCATGTCAGGCCGTGGTCGCCGCGCCCAGGGTGACGTCGTTCAGGCGGATCGTCACATCGCCGGTGATGATGCCGTTGGCCGACCAGCTCCGGTTGAATGCCGTCACCAGCGCATCGGTCGCGGTGACTTCCTGGTAGCCCACCTCGTCGCCCGCCGGGTGCGCTTCAAACGCGCCAGTCGTGCCCGGCGTCAGGGCCGCAATCTTGGCCGTGTCGTCGGCCGCCAGCGCCATCGAAACGGTGAACGTCACCGAGCGCGTGCCCGGCGCCGCCTTATCCATCCCACCACACTGGTAGATGACCTCGTTGATAGAATCATTCAGCCCGCCGGATTGCAGACAGTCGTCCTCGTCATAGACCTGCCCGCCGAAGCTGAATGAGGCGTTCTTTCCTGTATCTGCCATTTCACATCTCCTATTCGAACACTCTTACGTCCATTGACTGGTGATACAACGACTGGCCTTCCTGCCAGATGTCGGGACCACCGTACCAAATCCAATTGCGCTGCGTGTTGCAGCACGCCCGCAGCGCATCCCGCACAGCCTTGACGCTACTGTAGGTCACGCCGTACACGTCCAGCTGAATCCGCGCCACCTCGCACAGCCCGCCAACGGGCACGCTGTCGATGTTGCGGTAGGCGATGGCCGGGAACGTCACGTCATCCGGTAGCTGCTGTGGGTACACCCGCGTGCCCACCAGCGCCGCAACGCCCGCATTGCCCGTCAGGGCCGCGTACACGTCCGCCTCCACGCTCACTTCATCGCCCCGCGCAGCGCTTCATTCATCACTTCCACCGTCCGCTCCCGCGCTTCCTGCTCTTTGGCGTCAAATGCCGGCCGGAAAAACGGATGCGCCGGTGCGGGATGCCGACCGCCGTGCCCGCGCTCTACCCACAGCGCGTGTACGGCCCCGACGTGTACCTGATGGCGGGCGCTGGTCGCCCCGGCCTCGACCGGCCGGTCGCCGATGCTGCGCTTCAATTCGCCCTCGTCCACCGGCGCATTGGCCTCAACCTCGGCCTTAATCACCAGCGCCCCGGCCCGCGCCGCCCTGGGCAGCACCGCCGTCATCGCCGGCGTAATGCCTCTCAACTTCGCCGCGTACCGCTCAAAATCGTTAGACATTTTCCTTACACCACTTCCTTGCACCACAGGACCGTTTCTTTGTTTTCTTCCTGCCGGTTCTGGACGGTCTCGATGTCGAATACCCGGCTCTCGAATAGCAACCGCCAGGACGGATGAATAGCCAGGCCCGGTTGCCAGCGCAGGCGTACCCGATGCGTCAGGCTCTGCGTCGTCGCCCGCGCTTCCAGGTACTCGCGTCCCTGAAACGGCTGCACATTCGCCCAGACCGTGCGCTCGTTTTTCCAGGTGACGACCTCCGCGCCGTAGGCGTCTTGCGTCGTCTGTGGCGACTGCAGCGTCACCCGCTGGCGGTACGGCCCGATCCTCATAGCACCCTCAGCGGCCAGAGCAGCTCGCGCACGCCAAACGGCAGCCTGTGCACTGCAACGCCCGTCGCCACCGCCGTGTTCTCACGATTCTCGTACAGGTCGCCGACCAGCAGCAGCATCGCCGCCTTTACCATCTCTGGCGTCTCGACGTGGCCGGCGATAAAACGCACGCGCACGCCGTTCGTCTCCTGCAGTATCACGTTCGGAAAAGCCGCGCCCCGTTTCAGGACCACGCGCCCCGGTTCGGCGGCCGTATCGACCAGATAGTTGTCGTCATCCCACTCCGTTTCTACGCCGTCGTCGTCCACATAGAAAATGCCCGTCACGCTCTGCAGCGGCGTGCGCGGCAGCTCCAGCGGGAAGCGCGGCCAGCCGTCAAAAAACAGGTCGAATGTCTGCGTGCCAAATGCCCGCCGGGTGAACGCCTCGGCCCATTCGCGCGCGGC